GATATTGAAGCAGTACTTGGAGTCACTCGCGATGAGGTACGTGTCCTCTATTTTGATGACCTTTTTGACGGTGGCGTTCTCCTGTCCCGGTATGGTTTGGATTTTGCGCTCGAGCGCGTCGTGTATCTCGAGATCCGTGATTTCTTCACCCGCGAGCACTTCTTCCATTTCCTCGAAGGTGCCTTCCCGTGCGGCCCTATTCGGTGAATCGACGACGACCGCCGTCGTCGCGTCCGTGCGCACGGTTGCCATTTTCAGAACGTCGACGTTCGGTTGCGGGTCGACGCGTTCGAGCATGGAGAACACGGGCCCCTGTCTGTACCTGAAGAGCGGTAGGTACGCGACCTGCGTCGTTCGGCCTTTCGAGCACTCGTCGCACCCTTTGCCTTCACACGCGTCGTGTTTACCAATCTTGTGACTCCACGGCATGCGAAATCCCGACCCCCTAGACCGTTTTCGACCATCTTTCTTGATTTCGCCGTAGACGGATTGGTCGATCACTTTGTCCCAGTCGACGCCGCCCTTTGCCGTCACGAGCGCTATGAGCACGTGTTCGCGCACGGCGATCGCAGATTTTTGATTGACGACGAAACCTGGCCAATTGATGTGAACCCCTGTCTTGATTTTTGAACCGGCTTCTTTCGGTGGTGCGACGGAGACGAGCGCGTCTTTACCACCTAGATTCTTGACCTTGTCGCATATGATTCTGCACACGTCTTCCACTTCTTCCACGGTCAACGCGCGATCGTCCTTGTAATCGATGTCGATGAAGAAATTGTAGAGCTCGGTTTTCTGTTCGACCACGAACACTTTTTCGCCACTCTTGACGGACTCAACGTACCGATCGTAGAATTCGTCCAACGTATCGAACGGGACACTCAGGACACCGCCGTCCATGAGCACGTGCGATAGGTTCGACCCATTGTTTAGTTTTCGTTCGCGACACCACTTCCTGAACATGCTATTGTTCCCAACTGAAGTATCCTCTAAACCACTGGCGCGTGGATACGTCTGGCAACTCGACTTCTTTCTGTGTCAATTCCTTCTTCAAGACGAGAAGTTCGTAGACTGTCCTGTTCTGAACCTGGTCGATGTACGCGTCCGCGTCTTCTTCTGAGTTATCGAATTTTTTAACCATAAGATCTCTTATTTGCATTAAAATGTACTTCTTTGATTTCATATCTACTTGAATGCGAACGTTTTTCTTTCGCGTGTTTCCAGGCACTCGGTGAAATGTCTGCTTTTGAGGACGTTTCGCTCAATGAGATCCCACTGTTTGCGCTCCCTGAATACTGAGAGTCCCTCGAATGCCATGTGATCGTTTTCATCAAACGTTCGTTTGATCGGTCGTTTATTGAGTTTCGCGACGAGGTACTTTTGCTTTTCTTCGTAGAACCGTTGAATCATTTCCGCTCGCGTGTTCGCGTCGAAATCGACAAAGAACACAAAGACATTGTACACGAGTTCGACGTCACTACCCGGCTCTTCCGGGACCGTAAATTGGTAGTGACTGTATTCGCCCCTCTTCAAAACGACGACCCCTCGCGTCTCTTCCTCGAGTTCGCGGAGGGCCGTGCGTATCGGATTCACTATCTCTCTTCGTCGACACCCTCCCGTGACGAATATCCAATCCTTAAACCTTCGATCGCGTACGACGAGAAACATCGGTTCTCCGTTCTCGTCGAAAACGACCGGAACTGCGATGGCTTTATGTTTTTTCGTCGTCTGCTCGGACATGATGCATCGGCGTTGGATGCAATCTAAGATATGTCCTCTTTTTATTCGGAAGCTTTTTCCTCGGCGGCGTTGACATTGATGACCTTGACTTCTGTTTCCTCTTCTTCGTCTTCGTCGTCATCGCCGTTCGGTCCCGTCGCGGCCGCGATGGCCTGGGAAACGGAATTCGCGTGGTGCACGAGCCTGGAACTGACCGTGCCGATTTCGTTGAGCTGATCCCTGACGATGTTGAGCTCTCTGAATAGGAAGATTGCGGCAACAATGCACACAAAGACCGCCCCCGTGAGGAGCGTTTCGCGTTGAATTGGCACCATGGTATGTTCTAGTGGTACGTGAGATCTATTCTCTAATATAATGCCGCACCCGGCATGTTTGTCCGGTACTGGTACCCTTCCTGTCCGAGCTGTAGGGCCTCGTAGTGTTGATGCTTGTTAAGAGGCGGCGGAGCCGGAGCGTTAGCCTGTCCATGTTGCGACGCAGCGACCGCCGATGTCGGTGACTGTTGGTGGTGACGCACGACGTTATCGAGGCCACCCGCTTGTGGGTCATACGTGAGGACGAAGACGACGCCAAGAAGAAACAGAGTCTTGATCATTACATTACACCGAGAATTTAGTTGGAGTATCGGAGAGCACCCATGCCGTTGACGATCGAGAAGATGTTGTAGTTAACGGCGTAAATCGGGTCGGCGAACGAAGCGGACGAGGACACGAGACGCGCCGAATCAAGGCGTGAATAATTAAGGGTACCCGTCGGTTGACTCTTGGACGTTTCGAGACAGTGCGGGTACACCATGAGCGCATCATCGTCGTCGTTATCCGCGTGCGTCATGTTGTAGAACGCCGGGATCGCCGAAAAGTTCGGCGATGCGTACTTGAAATCAGCGATATCGGTCCCGTTGATTTGGAGCTTGAGCTTGTTCGTGGCCGCGAGAATGGGCAAGGCCGCGCCTTGCGCTTTCGCGCTCGCTAAGAACTTGACCGGGTGATTGAAATTCAATTCTTGCGTCGTCGCACTGGACCCGATGTTCTTTTGGGTTTGCGTGATGAGCATATCGATCGGCGTCGACGCGAAGTGCGCGCGCTCGACTTCATCGAGGTAGATAAAGTTGGCGTAGCACTCCCACGTGTGCGACGCGGCGGAACCACCCCACGTGATTCGCAATTCGACGTCGTGGTACTGAAGACCGACGAGCGGAAGAGCGTTCGCCCACGCTTCACAGAAGAAGAACCTGAGCGGGTAGAACTTGGAGGACGCTCCACCGTAGAAGCCACCGAGTCGCGACTTGGACATGTTCGTCGCCAACGCCTTCGGGGCGATGTGCTGCGTGAAGAGAGAGTCCTGTTCATCGATGACTTGTCCACCAATGATGAGCTCGACCTTCTCGATTACGGTATCCCAGTTCGTGATGGACGTCGCTTGGGTGCCCGTGTGCGGCATGAGGTACACGTAGCTGAGCATGTCACCCTTGCGCTCGATGCGCACCGTGGACATGCCATTGTTGGACACGTTGCCTTGGATGACTTGGCGTTCAACGGATTGAGCGAAGGATGTGTGTCTCTTGAAAGTGCTCCTGAAGTAGCTGACCTCGGGTTGACCCGTGATGTGCGAGTCCTGTTGGCCGATGGCGACGAGTTGCGCGATGCCCCCGGACATATTTTTTCGTATACAGTTAACATAGATTATTTCTCTAAGGCGCACGACTTATCCGCGAAAGCGACGTACGCCGCGGTGATCGCCGCGACCGCGATGATGATGCGTGGTTTTACTGTTCGCGGGGAAACCGCGAGCGCGATGATCGCGAGGACGACAAACTGTACCCTGAAGAACTGCGCGTACTCGCGCGCGGCTCGGTGGACCCTGCTCAAGGACGGTGTCCCGGGAAAACTGACGAAATACGCACTCGATGATTTCTGACGTCCCACACCCACGTTCTCGAAAAAAACGCAATCCTCGTCGACCGCGATGAAATCGTACGCCGAACACAGCGCGTTCATGTTTACCTGGTCGTCTTCACACGACATGTCGAGTGCGTGTGCGAGCACTGTTTTGATATCGCGCGCGTAGCCCACGTACATGCCCGTGTTCGCGGCGTGCTTTCCATCGCACGTGCCGAAAACCGTCCTATTTATGTGCCGTCCGAGCACTGTCGGGACCCACGACACGAGTACGTCTTTCGAAACGACGATGCCCGCGCCCGTCGCCCTGAACTTTTCCTCGAATCCTGACAAATCCTTGTTGACGAGCGTGTCGAAACCGTCGACGAAGACGATGATATCGTCGTCGCTCTTGTGTTTCTTAAGGTACGCGAGCACGCCCCTGTACTTATCGTTGAAACCCGTCCACTCCGTGCCCATGCCGAGCACTTTGATCGGCACGCCGTGTTCGTTATCGACGAGTTTGTCGAAGAGTCCAAACTTTTTGTTGGCGTACGTGACGACTTCGACGGTCATACTTAAACGCGACATTTTAAAGCCGCGAAAACGATCCACGCCATGACGACGTCCGCGGTGTAGTGCTCGCGAGTTGCGACGGAAAGGACCGATCCGAGCGCGGGCCACGCGGGCCAAAACGCTCCACCGATGTAATGCGCGGCGACGATATTGAACGTCGTGTGTCCTGAGAACATGAAATCGTTACAGAACCCGAAAGGTGGTTTCAGCGCGCACTTCTTCGGTGACGGGTACGTCGTCACGATGTTGACGAGCGAGCGGAACGCAAACATGAGCGCCAGAAGTGTGAACATGGAATCGCGCTTACTCGCGGGCCATTTCGGAAGTGCGAATGCGAGCGCCGCCGCGGGCACCACGAGTGCGAGATCACTGAGCCAATCGTACGCGCTGAGATCGGGGAGTACGCGGTACCCGATATCGTAGATACGGTCCGATGCGCGAACATTCCTTTTGTAAGAGGCGTAGTACCCGACCAAGACGTTAAACGTCAGGGCGCACAGGGCGAACGCGAGCGCGAACATCTATCTACCATAGTCACACAATTTTATTCGCGTGTAGTATTAGTACTAGTAATGGCTGCAGCGGTCATTGTGATGTGTTTTCTGTGTTCCATGTCCTCGTCGGTCGTGGGCGGTGCGTACAACCTTGGATTCGTCCCCGGAACCGGTCCCGAACTTTTACGCGCGACGAAC